CAGTAGGCGTCAAGTGTGTTCTGGGCTGCTCGGTCGGCGACGCGGCCGACGATGAGCATGATGCTGAAGGTGTATTCGTCGGAGCCGCGGCCGAAGGCGGTGTCGTAGGTGATACGTCCTGGCATCACGACGGCGATGGGCGGCGTCGGGTTGTCGGGGATCGTGGCCGAGGCGCGTAGCCCGCTGATGGTGGCAAGCCGGGTGGCGAGGCCGCTGCGCAATGTTGACAGCGCGGTCATGCCACGCCCGTGACTCGCCGGTAACCCTCGATCAGTTGCGCGACGTCGGGGTCGAGTTTGGACGAGACCCGCATGACGCCCATGTCGCCGAAGCCGGCGACGCCGAGGGGCGACTGGAGGCGAGCGAACAGGCGTGAGGATTGGATAACACAGGCCTGGGCAACGACCGTCGGCACGCTGGGCCAGCCGTAGACCGCGGTCACCTTCACCACGGCCTCAGGGCCCGTGGGAAAGACATAGTCGCCGACAGCGCGGATGCGGGTATAAGGCCAGGTAATGCCGCCGATGTAGTCATTGAGCGGCTCGGGCTGGGCGTCCACGTCGCTGCCGGGGGTGCCCACCGTCCAGGTCGTGTCGAAGCTGCCGTCTGCCGAGGTAGAGGTCTGCACCACCGAGATCGACCGCGCATCGTCGATGTTGACGACGTAGGGGTTCTCGGTTGAGTAGTAGCGCGTGGTCGGGGCCGTGCCTGCCGAAATGAAGTTGCGCCCGCAATAGGCGTCAATGAGGCGCGACGCCGATTCGGTCGCCATCTCAATGAGGGCGTCGTCGGTGGCGTCGGTGATCCGTAGCGCAGCCTTGACCTGGTTCAAGGTTGCGTACCCGTTGGCAATGGCCACGGCTTAGCCTCCGATTTCGTAGTGCTTGCGCATCCAGTCGACGGTGAGCGGCAGGCCCTGGGCCAGCCGGGTGCGCGGGTGGTGATGCAGTAGGGCTTTCGCCTTGGAGATGTCGGGCTTCTTGCTGGTCACGTTGTGCTTGTCCAGCGGCAGCCGCCAATGTTTACGGTCTCGCCTGCGGCGAAGTTGTCGGCCGCGTTTGCCAGAGTCGGGATGAAGTCGCCCACCCAGAGAAACACGCGGTGATAGTTCTCGTACACCGTGATCGGCTGCCCCGTGAGCAGCCGGTAAGCGAACAGGCAGACCACTGAGCGATAATCGTGATACCGCTCGCCCGGCCCGTAAGCGTTGAAAAACCGGAGCGTCATCGTCTTCGTGCCGTAGCGGGCAGCGAAGTTGGCAATCTGCTCCTCGTTGACCCGCTTGGAAATCGCGTAGTCGTTGGTCAGCCGCGGCTGAGGATGCTCGAGGAGGTAACGCTCGTCGATCGCTTCGGCGTCGGCTTCGCCGTAGACCTCGGAGGACGAGGCAAAAACGTGTCGGAAGCCGCGCTCGCGCTGCAGCTCAAGGACGTTACGGGTGCCGATCGCATTGGTGCGCCAGACCTGCTCGTAATGCTCCTCGCCGTTGATCCTGCCGAACTCTGCGGCC